ATGTCATCGGCGATAAACTGTTCAAGCTGGATATGCGGGTTGGTGAATACCAGCAAAAGGCGAACAAGACGACGGGCGCGATGGAAACCGCATTCATCGAAGAAGAGGAAACAAACACGGCGATTGAAAAGTTCTGGGAGTGGTACACCAAACAGGAAAACTTCACCATCCGCAAGTCGTGGTCAGGGATGGAGGCCGGGCGCATGGTTGAGGCGTCGGTGTTCCGTGATGGTTCATTGATTTGCCGACTCCACCGCGATTTTACTGACCCAAATGTCGAGACAAACGAGATTGGTTTCGCCATTGATTTTCTTGAATCTGACCGCTTGCAGGAAACGTATCAGGGATTTTCTGGCAAGGATGGCAGGTTTGGCAAAGAAAACCCGATTCGTGGCAGCGTTGAATACCACCCCAAGTGGGGATTTCCGTTAGCGTATTGGATTTTGATCCGGCACCCCGGCGATTCGCTGTATGGCGCAAGCGATTATCCGTTGGGCGGAAATCCGAATGGCCAAACCAATTTCCGCGAGCAGGTTCCCGCGAATGATATCATTTTTATCAACAACTTGCGGGACCGCGCCGAACAGGACCGGGGGCAGACCGAAATGGATGCCGCTGTTCAGCCGATTTGGCGCAACTCGCAATTCACGAAGGCGCTGACGCTGTGTGCCATCGCCTCGCACATTCGCGCTTTCGTTCTGGAGAAGAAATTCCCGACCGGGTTAACGATCCCGCATGAGATGCAGGAAACGCTGGAAAATGCGATGCTCAATTTCGCATCCAACGGGGCGGCTGGCGGAATTGGCGGGCCAAATCCAGTTCAAGGCCAACAGTCATCCGGTACGCCGGTTGATTCGCTGAGGCCCGGCCAAGAGCGTGAACTGCCGTATGGCGTCGAAGCCAAGATGCTCGCCCCGCCATTTCCAGGAGAGCACACGCATGAATTCGGTCTGGATTGCCATCGCGAGGTCGCAATCGCTACCGGAGTTTCATACCAGCACGCGAGCGGCGATTACCAAAATCTTGGGTTCATCGCCGGGTTGATGTGTCAAATCCCGTTTCAAGATTGGTGCAAGATTCGCCAGAAGCATCATATTGGCACATGGGTTGCTAAGGTGTTTCGCGAGGCATTGCGTGCGGCGATAAAGAGCGGTTGGTTTGACCGGCGCGGGTATGACTTGAAGCTTTCGCGCTTGGATGAATATTGCGAGGCCGCAAACTTCAAGGGCAAGCGTTGGGCATTTGTCAACCCGTTGGTGCAAGCGCAAACGCTTATCCTACTCATGGAAGCGCAAATCATGTCGCCGCAGCAGGTTCAGGACCAGCTTGAGGATGGCATCTCGATTGAGGATTTGTACACGCGGATTGCAGAGGCCAAGGCGGAGGGCGAGAAGCACGGGATTGGCCTTGTCGGCGAGGATGGCGCGGATGCCACCCGTCCGGCCATGCAGAATGGCGACCCCGGAAAGGCGGACCCCGAGCCAAGTGCGGCAGATTCCGTGCAACCGCCAGCGAAAACCAAGACATCAAACCCTGTTCGGCGTCAAACGCGGCTGGTGATTCCGCCCGCATCACTGCTTTCGATGTCAGTTAACGGACAACATTAATGAGAAAATCATTTACAATCTGGCAGGATATGATGCAAACCAGCATCAGAGGCATGGAAATTGATTTGCGATTCATGGCGGCAGAAGCCAAATCGAAAAGGAATCTCGTCAAGGCGTGGAAGCGTGAATTGAAAAACGCACAGACTGCCGAGTCAAAAATCAAAAAATGAACGCATGGGAAGAGCATCTTGAGGGCCAAAAGGAACTTGAGCTAATGATTGGCGGCAAGGATGGGATGGCCACGCTTTCGTTTCCGACCATTCCAGGTCAATCCCAGGTGCCATTGACTCATAGCCGACTTGTCAGCGATTTCCGGCTTGATAATGGCCAATCAAACACCAGTTTTGTCGAAAAATGCGAGTTCAGGGCGGAGTTAATTGGCCATCCAGAACTGATTAAAAAGGGATTGCCAGTTGATCTTCAAATCAACCCGCGATCGCCAAAAATCAAAATGCAACTTTGGTTAGGCGGGTACATGCCGGGCGCGTATATTTTCCGGTTCATGCTCGTTTCAGCCGATTACCATGGATAATTTTAATCAAATATGGGCATTTCGGTTTAGGGCATTACAAAAGACGGATTCTAGTCCATTTGTTTGACTCGGTCGTGTTTCAAATGGCAAAGCACGATCCGATTGAAATGTCCCGCGATGAATCGCTAAAGATTTATCGTCAAGTCCGGGTTGCAAAAGAGGACTTTCAGGATGACAACACGTTTCAAGTCAAAATGTCGTCTGAGTTTCCGGGCGAACAGCGGGCCACAAAGGAACACGAAAAGCTCGGAATCGCCAAGGAAGGCGAAAAGTACACTGAGATTTTGAGCCATGAACAAGGGGACGTTGATCTATCCCGTTTCGTTGGCGACAACCGGGCCGCGTTGCTGGACGAACACATGGACCACCGGCACCTTGGGTACATCAAAACCGCCGCGTTGTCTGAGGACAAATGCACTCGCGGGGTTGTAGTGTTCGACAACATTTCAAAGCTTTCCAAGACTCGATGCAAAGAGGTCCGCGCCGAAAGTCGCCCCAATTTCTCCATCGGTTATCAGCACACCAAATATCTCGGACCCCAAGACATGGGAGACGGCAAAATCGGTCATCGGTTCGCATGGGCGGGGTTGGAACTTTCAAATGTTTCGGTGCCGATGGACCCAACGGCGCGCAAGGGTCGCAGTGGTGGATCTGATTGCCATTGCATCCGATGCGGTGATCCTTACACCCGCAAATCGCTAAACGAGGATTTTGTATGCTCCGATTGTGCCGATGCCGAGGATTCTGGCGACGATTCAAGTCGTGGCGCTGGCGAGCGCATGTTCCGCATGAAATCGAAAGATGCGGATGGCAAGGATTCTGAGTTTTGCATTTCACACAACGCCATGCGCGAAAAGGTTCGCCAGGAACTTGATGGGGACAAGGTTCTCAAGATCGAGGACGACAAGGGAAATAAACACTCTGATTATTATCTTCACGACATTCACCAGACCAGTGCGGATGCGAAGAATTTTCAAGCCATCGTTCAGCATCCTGCGTGGAAATCGGACGCAAAGCATTACGCTATTGATTTCACCTACGACGGAACATCCGTTCAGCTTGGCGATCATACCGAAGTTGAACCCAAGCTGACATTTGAGGCAGTTGACCGGTCTTTACCGTTCGACGCAAAGACTTTCCGTAAAACAGTTGACTCCACAAAATTAGCAACGAGCGTTCACGCGCCACAAATTTTAACACGATCAAAAATTATGCCCGAAGCCAATACTCCCACCGCGACGCCGGAACTCGTCATTGATGGACTGAACGATCCTCGTATTCAGCGCGCCATCAAGGACAAAGGTTTTCGTGCATCACTTGAAACCGAAGCCCAGATCAAGGATCGCGACGACAAGCTCGCTGCGCGCAATACTGAAATTCGCGCTCTCGCGGCTGACTTCGCCAAGGAGCACGGCGCGCTTATCACGTACCGCAAGCTGGATGGCGGAAAGAAAGAGGCATTGTATGTCCGCGACGGCATCGCGTTGGCCGCATTGGAGGCGTGTGCAACGGATGGCAAGCCGGATAGCGAAGTCCGCCAGATTTTCCGTTCCAAGGTTGACGACCTGAAGCGGGACGCGGTGAAAGAGGAGAACATCAAGCGCGCCATGGATTCGGCGGAAGATGGTCTTTCCGGCAAGTGCGGCGACATGTTCGAGGTCAACAAGAAGGTTCTCGCCCGCGCCCACGCCAAGGGCGAACGCTCCACGGCGCTCATGCCGGATGGTGCCGAACTGGAATACACCGACGAGCGCAAGTCGTTTTACCGCAATATGCCCGGTTCTGGCCATCTCGCCGATTTTGGCGGGTTCTTCACACCGCCCAATAAGGGCCGCGCAGTGTCCGACCGCATGGGTCGCAGCCGGTTGCAACGCGATGCTTTGGCTGGCGACTTCGCCAGTGCTGGCGCGATGATTGCACCGCAATTCCAGCCCTACATCCAGTTGCTTCGCAACAAGATTTTGCTGAATTTGCTTGGCTGTACGTACATCGGCGGGTGTGCTGGTGAGCAGGTTTTCCCTCGCCAAGAAGCGGCTACGGTTGCCCAGAGCGTGCCCGAAGGTGGCGCTTTGGCTACATACGATCAGACCTTGGGTCAGATCAAAATGTCCCCGCACCGGGTTGGTTCTCGCCAGTATTATAGCCGTCTGGCCTTGATTCAAGCCCCGCCGGATTTCGAGTCCATGGTTTGGAACGATCACGCCAATGTGTTGGCCTTGTATCAGGATGAAATGGGTATCATCGGCACCGGTGCCGCAGACCAGCCCTTGGGCATTCTGAATCAGTCGGGCATTACTCAGTTGATTTTCGGCGGCACCCCCACGTATTCGCAGATCATCAATTTCCGCACGTCCATTCGCAAGTTCAATATCAATGGGCCGCTTGCGTTTGCGACGACCAGCGTCGGTCAAGGCCGGTTGGCGTTCTTGCCCGCCGCGTTGAATGGTTCCACGGTCATCACCCAAGGCGAAAAAGACGCCATCTGGGCGGGTGACGAGATCGATGGTCAAATCTTGGGTTCCAAAGCGGTCGCTACCCAGCAGATTCCCGGCGACATCCTCTTGGCTGGCGTGTGGGAGAATTTGATCCTCGCCTCTTGGGGTGGTATTTTCACCATCTTGGACAACTACACCCGTGCGGCGAATGATGAAGTGGCCATCACGTTCAACACGTATTTCGATATCGCCGTTCGCCATGCCCAGGCGTTCTGCAAATCGCTGGATTCGTGCAATCAATAAACAAACACGACGACCACAAATCGCAAAATTAACCGAATACAATATGAAATTCATCACGAATAAAATTCTCCTCGCTCTTGCGGTTTTGGCCGCTGCGGTCAGTGCTACGGCTGGCCAGTATGGCATCGACGCTTACGCCGGTATGCGCACGGTGTTGCCCTCGACTACGCCAACGGTTTTGGCGGTTTCGAATGGTAGCAAAACCAACGGCCCTATCGACAAGTTCAATTGGGTTGGCGATGCCAAGATCGACTTCTTTTCTTGGACGAACGCCCAAGTCAATACGGTCGTGGCCACGGTGCAGGGGTCGCCTGATTCAACCAACTGGGTTGCGCTGACCAACTTTTCGCTCGCCACCGCCAGCACGCTGAATATCACGAATACCGCCATTGTCCAGAATGGTACTTGGTATTTCGGCACCAACGCGATTGTAACCGACAATTATCTGTACCCGTTTGCCATCACCACGCCTCAGGCTTTTATTGCTGGATGGGCCGCCCCCTATCCGCTTGAAAATCAGTTTACCAATAGCGGAACGTTTACGCTGACCGGCAACGGCATGACGGAAGTCGGATTCCGAACGATTGACCAGCCGCGTTATCTCCAGATTATTTGGACGGCGTCTGGCGCTGGCACGACCAACGTGACATGTTTCTCGGCCATCACTACGCCGGTTTCGAACATCCAGCCGTAAAACAACAACACGCAACTCTGAAAATCTGTAAATCATATGCAATACATTGCCACACACGACTTCGCCAATCCGCCGGGTAATCCGATTGTCATCGCCGACTTGAAGGATGACAACGGCAAGGTGATCCGCGAACAGAAGCCGGTTAAGAACGGGACCATTGTCAAGGATGGCAAGACCATTCAGGCGCACATTCACAAGGGCGTTGTGTTCAGCATCGGCACCGCCACTGAATTCAAGGAATTGTCGCCCGCAGAGCGGACGTTGGTTTCCCAGTTGATGGTATCCAAGAAGATCGCCGAGGCCAGCCCCAAGACCATCGCCAAGATCGACGCCGAAGTGAAGTTCGACAAGGAACGCGCCGACCGGGACGAAGCGACTGCCGTAGCTGCTCGCGGAGTGTCCATGTCCGATGTGTTGAAGGTTTTGCCGGAACTGGTTGGCCAGGCGGTTCAGGCCGCTCTTGCGTCCCAGAATAAGACTTAGTCGCCCAGTCCGTCACCTCCGAGCGCCTCCCGTTGTTGTTTGCGGGAGGCGCTTTTTATTTCAGGTGGCAGATGACCATCAAAAGGGTCAGGCCAGCAGCAAATGCGGCGAGCGGATAAAGACCAGCCAGCCAGAAGGCAATTGCGATAGATGCGGTTCCAGTCATCAAAGCAACCGATGGGAATTTCTCGAAATCATTCATATGAGCGTTAATTGGCTTGATCTTTTGCCTTCAATAAATGCTTTAATTGCTGGTATTTTGTCTATTCGTGACGGATCGCGAAACCATCCAGTTCCGTCAACTGATTCACATCCAAGTTGCTCGCACATTTCGATTGATCGTATTGCGTTGACGCGGGCGCAGTGAACACGTTGGAAATTATCTGTCCAAGTTTTTAGATAGCGGAACTTCCACCCATCGGTTCCACCTACAAAAACAACATCGGCATCTTTTGGAACATCCGATGGTGTCATTCCGTCTTGAACGCAAAAAGCTGTACTCCAACCCATTCGCTTTACAATTGGAGAGTAAATAGGCCAATTTTCAATCGTGCGTTCGCGGTCTGCGACAACGTCTGGCACCGCCGCCCATTCCGGCTTTATTCCTCGCATCTTAACCCAAGAAAACATTTCCTGCCAGGGTGCAATTGGCCACGGCTTTTTCTGGGTCCAGCAAGTAAATGCGTCGTTATCCAAAACGAACGGCATCCATTCGTCAATCGGAACTTTCTTGCCATAGCTTGGCCCGATCAAAACACCAACTGAACCGGGGTATTTCCCAGACCAGTAATGCCAAATGCGGTTGGATTGCCCCATGTACAGCCTCATTTTCTTGCGGATTGCAACTTAATGCATGCAGGGCACGTTCCACATGGGATAGGCCCACCCCTATAGCAGGACCAAATCTCATGGATTGGCACTCCGATTTCTTGAGCAAATCCGCCAATCCATGCTTTTGATTTATTGAGATATGGAGCGCAAATCTCGATC